TGGCAAGCAATCTGTCCGTTCCATCAGGATACGACTCCATCGTTCAGTGTGAACATTCGCAAGGGTCTTTACATTTGTTATGCGTGCGGTGCGAAGGGCAACATGAAACAACTCGCCAAGCACTTCAACGACAAAGAACCAGTGAACCAATCTGTTTCGTTGCAAGAGGTTGCGGAAAACATCCAGCAACTTTCCGAAAAATTGCATCAGAAGCAAAGGGAAATGTTTGAGATGCCGTATCCAAGTAGATACCTTGACAACGATGGTGTGAATAAGTATTGGCAGGTCAAGCGAGACATCGCAGACAAGGCGATTCGGGAATACAAACTTGGCTACGACGAACTTGAAGAAGACGCAATCATTCCTCTTGCCGACATCAATGGTCGTATTCAGGGGTTTGTTCGCAGAACAAACTCTCAAGCGAAGATTGACCTTGACTATCCGAAATACAAGTACCCGAAGGGCTTGAAGATATCGGAGATTTTGTTCGGCGCTGATGTTGCCGTACAACGATTCAACGACAGTTTCTACAAGCCGTTCACAAGTGTTCTCGTCATATGCGAAGGTGCTGTGGATGCGATGACAATTCCAAGAATTACTCAACTATGGACAAACGGCACGACAGAAAACAGGTTCGTGATGGCAGGTGTCGCAATACTTGGCGCAAGAATGTCTACTGCTCAGGCAGAAATTATCAAGCGAATTGCACCGAACTGGATTTTCATTGCCACCGACCAAGACAGGGCAGGCTCTCTGGCGGCGATGCAGGTTGCCGAAACACTAAAACCTCTGCGACTTGGCATTCCGTACACAAAGATTTACTGGTCGGCAAAAGACGGAAAGGATTTGGCAGAACTAAATTGGGCTACTCGCCAAGGCGTGATTCTGGAAACTATTCGTTCAATGCTGGCTGGCGAACGATACTAAATGCAGAGGTGGTGGGGCTGGTATTACACCCCACCACCTTGCACCCCAAGGAGGGAATGCCAGAATCAGGGAAACACCAAAACCCTGAACTGACCTCTCCATATTGGTGCATACAAGAACCGTTGTCAATGCGATTCTGAAAATTATTTACCAGCCCTCTTTTTTCCTGTCTTGGCAGAAGATAGGCGCTTGCATCGTGATTCCGTTCTCAGGCGTGATGATTGCGAATGCTTGTTGTGGCTGTTCGTAGCCAAAATTATTGACAAAGGAGTATTCATCTGCACCCTTCAGCGAGCCATTTACTATCAGGCTTGGTGTCTGCACAAGTTGGTGCCAGTGACCGCACCACATCGTCTGGAAGTTTTCTCCAGTCGCTAGATAGCGCTGTGCTTTTCTGGCACGCAGGCGCATGATTGGCGGCCATACTCCACCGATTCCACCGCCACCACTTGCTTGGTCGCCGTGGGTGATGAGTTGTCCGTATCCGTAGACTTTGACAAGTGCATCTGAACCGTCTGGAATTTGGAAAGAGATGTTGTCATTCTTGCTGTAGTGCCGTTCCAGCATCTTGGCGAGTAGCCAGTCATAGTTGGTTTTTGCACGCAACTTTGCTCTTGGCTTTCGTGTAGTTCTGCCATGGTTGCCTACCACACTGACGATATGAACCTTGCCAAACTCTTCGGATAGCAGGTCAATCGCACCGCCGATTTGTTCAGACCAGTGAAGAAGAGAGCCAAGAATGGTGTCGGCATTCGTTTCTTTTAGTTCTTCGTGGATGTCGCCAGAAAATATGTCACCGCCTAGCGACAGTACGAGTCCGTCATACTTCAACCCAGCAAGGTAGTGGCGTGCAACTTTGATGACATTCTGTGACCATCTCTTCAGGCGCATTTCTGCGATGTCACGGTTGTAGGCGTTCAGTCCGTCTACTTCTTCGGGATTCACAATCTCGTCAAAGTGTGTATCCGACAACATGACCTTGATGGTGGCGGCAGATACTTTCGGTTTGTCTGGAGACATCCACTTCGGTGGTGCAATGGTGGTGCCAAGCACATTTTCCGTTGTGTTCAGTGTCTTCGTTATCTCTTCTAGTTCGGCAGTCAGTCGCTGGATGTCGCCTAGCGCTTTCTTCTTGAACCGTTTGAGTTCTTCCAGTTCCTGCAATGTTTGGTTGTTTGTTTTCAACCCTTCACTGAACTTACTCATTGTTTGACTCCACGATTGCTTCGTCTGCACCCCTTGGTGGTTCGCCGTTGCGCCAGCGCATTACTGCCGCCCTTGAAATGTTGATATCTAATTCTCTCAACACTTTCAGGATTGTTGGAATTGGGATACTTCTGTCTCCCAACGCTTTCAGAAGGTCAAGGTAGGACTCGCTATCAAGTTGTTTCTTGATACGAAAACCCAATCCGCTTGACTGTTTTTGTTTGCCAAGTATTTCACTGAATTTGCTCACGGTGTTCTCCTAGCGTTGGTGGTATCCGAAGAAGACATTTTCCACGGACTTTGTTCTCTGGTCAGACTAGCAGGATGGATGTGCAATGTGTAGGATTTGCGGCGCAACGACCAAGCGAGTGCGCCAGCGATAAAGGTGTCGGGTGGATGTCCTGCCCCGAAGAGGTCTTTCTGCGTGGCGTATTTGTGTTCCGAATAGGCGAACTGGATGCGTGGAGACTTGATGCCGAATTGTTCAATGCCAGCGATGTATTCCGTGAACACGGATTCTCGTTCACGACCACGAAGCACGACATCCCGAATCTTCTTCTTGTCGTACTGAATCATGTCGTCAATGACATCTCCAATGCCAGTTGCGTCATGGATGCAGATACCGCCGTATGCCGCTAGTCGGTTGTCTAGGTCACGAATCATGAGAGGCCAAGGCTTTCTGCCAGTGCGCAGGAATGCCACTTCACGCCACGGTGTCTCGTCTACACGGAATGTGCGGATGATTGTCCAGTCTTTTTCTTTCGCCCAGTCCACACCAGTGATGTAGGAGGCACCTGCCATCGGTTCTTCAACGATGATGTGTTCGTCAATGTCTCCAAGAAAAACGCCGATGGTGGGGTCAAACGAAGCATCCACGAAAACGGTGTCAATCGCACGCCCATCAAACGAGGGTTCTTGCAGGTCGTATTCCACTTCCCACATTCGGGTGGAAACTTCCATCTTTTTGCGCTCAACCATTTCTGCGGTAAGCCAGCCACGATTTTCTTCCGTGCCAAGCGATTCACGCCAGCACCACTCGTACACAGGCCAGCCCTTTTCGTTGGCACGCTTCAAGAGTTCTGTCATCGTTCCGTCTGGATATTGGTGCGTGCTGGATATGACAGTCTGAGACTTTATGCCTTTGGCATCCATCGGCTGACCCTGTGCCGCTTCAAAGAGTGCCAGTTCCATTTCGTCTACTTCGTCAAGGCGCAATCGTTGTGGGTGCGGGCCACGAACCGATTTCTGCGATGCCATAAGAGCAACAATCCAAGCGCCGTTCTTCAACCTTGTCGTGAATGTCGTCGGTTCATCGGCAAGCACGCCTCGTGGCGCATACGCATGGTGCCACATTTCCTTCGTCACTTCATGCACTCTTTGTGACTGCGATGCCGAACCGCCAAGAATCGTTATCTGTGCGCCAAGTGTCGCCGCTTCAACAACGGCAAGCACGCCCATCAGAGTTGATTTGCCACCGAACCCACGGCTTGCCTTCCAGACAGAGACTGGATGCCTGCCGAAGTACGCATCGGCAAGCGCTTTGAATGGTGCAACATGATGTTTGCATACAGCAACTCTTGGAATCGTGATGCCCCACACGACACGGATGTAATGCCAGAGTTCGTCGTCGTCTTGCGGAAGCCTGCCTAGAAGAATGCTCACTGCCAACACTTTCCTAACACCCAGCACACAATGGATAGCCGTGTTCCGCTTGTTACTGGCTTGACCATGTGAGGGGCAAAAGAAGGGAACATGATTCCTGCGCACATTTGCCGTGGTAACACAAACTTTTTGTCTCCATCAATCAAGCACACTTCTCCGCCAGTGTATTCGTTTGGATTTGAGAGTTGGGCGATGAAAGATATCTTGCGCATTCGCTTTGAATTATCCCATAGCGATATGTCTGAGTGTTTTCCGTATCCGTCATTCTTGCTGTATTTTATCACTGAAATGTCGTCTATCTTGCTGACTAGGATTCCCGAAGCATCTGAATACTCTTTGATGTGTCTCCACACTTCTTTTTTGATGGTGCGACTTGTAATGCCATAAACACTTACTTTTCTTCCTTTGTGCAGTTCAACCTCTGCTGGGTTCAGGTAATACTTTTTGCGCAAGTCGTTGGCAAGTTCTTCAGAAAAATTGAATGATACTGGCGCTATTCCAACTTTTTTCATTTTGAGTTACCTGCTTTTCGGGTATGGATGTGTTTTGTTCAACGATTCAAATAGTGTGCGCAACTCTGCCGTTTCTTTTCTGTTTGCCCCACGAATCATGGCGTACTTGTGTTTGGCAGGAACCAGTATTTTTTGCGACTGCGATTGTTTGAGTTTGCTTTGGTGGCGCAACAGTAGTTCAACATCTACTGGAATGTTCTCCCACAACATTCCAGTTCTACTACACCAGTCGCTTTCCCACTTGATTTCTAACTCTTTTGCATATTTTTTGTAAGCGGTGCGTTGCCTAAAGAATCTGTCAGAAACAACCTTGCCACTGTACGGATTGATGTATCTGTATTGAGCGCCAGCATTCTGACCAAGATAATAAAAGTTACACGCTTGATACACAGTGCCGAGTTCTTTTGCCATTGGGTCTGAATATGCAGTGAACAACCTGTATTGGGTGTTTGCACTCATCCACTTGACACACCACATGATGAATGCGCTTGCAAGATTCTTCGGACTCCACGATATGCAGGCACCACGACTAATCAATCGTTCAAGTTCTGGCGTATCTTTACCGAGCAACTTTGAGAATGCGTTCGGCATATTGAAAAGCAATGCGCCAGCAAGTATTCCGTGATGGTATGCACCAAACCAATGTGTCGTGTATTGCGAGATGTTTCCAAGCCATTCGTGACGGTGGATGAATTCTTTTAGCCTGCGCTTTTCGTCATCGTCGGTAACTGGCACGAACATGAAGTCGCTGACTCTCAACGAACCTGCGTAGTCCTGCGTGAACCCTGCTTCCTGCAAATCACGCTCTTTGTTCTGCAATCTGATTTCGTACTGCCAGCAATGGTCTTTGTCGTACTGGCGAAGTTCGGCGTTCACTCAACAAACTTTATCAAAAGGGGTCGGGGGTCGGGGGTGGCGGTTCGGGCGACAGCCTCAGCACCCACTTTCGTTTGTTGCGTTTAGTGATGGTGCCGTGGTCTGTCGGTTGCGCTGAGGTACAGGATTACGGCAGTCATTCCTGCGAACAGTGCGATGCGGAAGAGTGTGTCAATCATTGGTGTTCTAACGATACAGATTTCTTTCATTGGTGGCAAGTATCTGCATCGTAAATGTTCACAGTTCCTGAGCCGTTGGCGTATTCCGCCTGTTTCGTCGGCGCTTCGTACCGCTACCGTTTCGGGGCTTGTTGCGCTACCGTTTCGGTTGGGGGTGCGTTCAGGATGCCAGAACGCTGG